TTTTTGGTAATATTAGAGGGTTGGCTACAGGCGCTGGTACTCCAAAACCATTTACAGCAATCAAAACAGAAAATTCAGTGTTAGCAAAAAAAGTAACACACAAAACAGCGACAGCGGCCATATCAATCTATATGCCACCAGGTGTTAAAGTTAGTTACTCAATGGCATATGATGTTCAAGGAACTGATAGTGCTGGTACAATAGCAAAAGCAGTTGGTGACTCCTCAGACGCTGCTAGCACAGCAGATTCTTTAAAAACACTTTTAAAAGGTGGAGTTGGAGCAGGAGCCAGTTATGGTAAAAAATTAATAGACGAAGTTGGAGAGTCATTAGAAATGGGTAGACCAGCACAGTTAATATCGAAGTCAGTTGGTGTTGCCTTTAACCCACACGAAGAACAATTTTTTGAAAAACCTAACTTTAGATCATTTAGTTATTCATTTGATTTTTGGCCTAAGAACGAAGATGAAATGGAAGATGTTAATAAAATTATATTCTTATTCAAATATCATATGCATCCTGGCATGGTTGAAGGAGCAGGTGGTAGATTGTTTAAAGTGCCATCTGAATTTGAAATACATTATGCTTACCTTGGACTAGAGAATGAATACTTAAACAAAATTAGTCGTTGTGTTTTAAAAGATATGAATGTTGAGTACGGACCAGGCGAACAGTTTAGTACATTTAGACCTGGTGCCAAAGGTGCTCCACCTGTAAACACAAAAATGACATTAGAGTTTACTGAAACACAATTTATAACTAAAAAAGAAATAGCTGAGGGATATTAATGTTTTTTTCTAAATTTCCAAAAATGCTGTACGATATTGATGGCAAAGGCAATTTAAAACTTGTAACTGATCTATTAAGACGAGTAAAGATTAGAAGTGCCGTAAAAGATGGTTCTACTTTATTTGACAAGTATGATGTACAAAACGGTGAAACTCCAGAATCTCTAGCATACAAGATATATGGTGACGCCAAGTATCATTATGTCATTTTAATATTAAACAATATAACAGACCGATATTACGGTTGGCCATTAAGTGATTATTCATTTGAGGTATATGTAAAAAGTAAATACTCAAATCCAGGCACAGCACACCATTATGAGATTACACAATCAAGTGGTAGAACAACATCAAATGGTCCTGAAGATTACTCACATAGAATTGAGGTGAACAGCGACATGGCAGGTGCTGAAGCGGTAACTAATTATGAATATGAAAATAGACTACAATCAGAAAAAAGACAAATCAAACTATTAGACCCAGCATACTTACCAGCCTTTGAGGAAGAATTTAATAAATTAATTAATGGGTAATGAATGAGCGACCAATCAAATAATCCAAATATTATACACAGACCTGGTGATTACAACCTTAAAACTGTTAAGATACTTTCTTATAGAAAGAACGACAGTGAAGGCCGATTATACGAATACAATATAAAACCAATTGTGGTAACAATAGAACTTACCGAAGATATATTTAATGGTTTCATGTCAGGTAATATAATCATAAAAGACTCACAAGATATAAGATCAGTACTACCTATTACAGGTTTAGAAAAATTAGAACTATCATTTAATACACCTGGGATGCCAGGAGTGAACGCCATACAAGACAGTGGTCACCCTTTCCACATATACAAGATTGAAGGTGTTAAAGTAGATCCAACAAATCCAAGAGCCCAATTTTACAATCTACAATTCTGTTCAAAAGAAATGTTTTATAACTCATTTAACAGAGTAAGTCAAGCATATTCTGGCCCTATTGAGGAGAGTGTAGAGAAGATAATAAGAGATAGGGATGGTCTAAACAGTAAAAAACTATTTCTGTTTGAACCCACAAAGACAAACACCAAGTTTGTAATACCAAATAGAAAACCATTAAACGCCATCAATCTAATGAGTGAGAGGTCTATTTCAGGATCATATAACAATGCTGGTTACCTATTTTACGAAACACCATCTGGATTTCATTTTAGAAGTATAGAGTCAATGTTGGCACTTGGTGGTTCAGTAGCAAGGCCTGCCATATTTAAATACAACTATCAAATATCAAACGCACAAGACCAAGATGTAGAAAAAGGTTTAAAAAGTGTATTAGGTTATCACTTTGAACGGCCTGCCAACACATTATTTAATTTAAATGAGGGCATGTATGCAAACAAACTCATTACACATGATAGTTTTAATAAGACAATAGAAGAAACAAATTTTGACTATATCAGTAGTTTTGGTGAATACTTCCACACTGAACATGATGACGGAGCCAAATCAGCTGAAAAGGCTTTACTGCCTTATTCTAAATTCGATGGTCAATCATTTGATCTATCACAAAAGGCAAACGCCAAATTAATGACATCAACCAATACAAGTAAGATACATGACAACTATGAGATAGTAAGACCAAAGAATTATCTACAGGCTCGACTATCACAACGACTTGCTTTACGAAATGTCAATCTAAACCTACAAGTATATGGTAATAGTTTAATCACAGCAGGTTGTATCATTAACTTTGAAATGCCTTCTATGAAACCATTAGGAGAAGAAGAATTACCAAAACAGAATCCTTACTGGTCAGGCCGTTACCTTGTCATGGGTGTAAAACACATCATATCAACAGAATCAGAAACTTACGAGATGTCCCTTAAATGTATGAAGGACGCCGTAAGAACATCATATGAAATAGAAACAGAGAATAGTAGTGTGAACGAGAAAGAACACGATCAGTCCGTATTAAACATATATGAGGCAGACAGCGATTACCTACAAGATGATTTACTAGGAGATTTATAAGAGAGTATACGAGTATTTAAGAGTTTTCCGGCGCCTCCGAGAGGTTTCCAATAGGCCATTCATCAGCGACAGAGAGAACATCTACAATATAACACAAACCACCGTGAAAGGCAAGTAAATAGAACAATGAATAAATTAAAGAACAAATTAAGAACAACATATAACGACCTCTCTATAGCTTTGATAGAAGTATATTTTACAGAGAAGTATTACAGGTTCTACAAAGGACATCAAGCTAAAGTCAGTCTGGCGACTGCCTGTTTTCATATTGGACAAGGGTTTGGTTACATACAAGGTGCTCTAATCGGCCTAAGTAGTAGAATAGACCATTTGCGTACGGCCATTTTAAATAGGCTTAAATAGCGTATAGCAAGTGAATTAAAAGCAGACAAATATCGGAAAAATAAAAATGTATATAGACAAAAACTTCCTTGGCCGTAACGGATTTATCTGGTTCAATGGCGTAGTAGAGGATCGGCAAGACCCTCAATACCTTGGCCGTCTTCGAGTTCGTTGTATTGGCTTTCATACAGTTGATAAGACCAAATTGCCAACGGCCGATTTACCTTGGGCCTCTGTAATACTTCCTACTACCTCTGCCGGTATATCTGGCCTTGGATCTTCTCCCTCTTTTATGGTAGAAGGCACATGGGTGATGGGATATTTTAGAGATGGTGATAATTGCCAAGAGCCTGTGATATTAGGTACATTACCTGGTCGGCCTGCTGAATTAGGTAAAACAAATTCTGGATTTAATGACCCGAACTTTAGACTGGATGAGAACGGTGAGCCTACGACCATCTCGGTTTATCCTCGTGAGATGGATGAGGTTGATACGAATAGACTGGCCGTGAATTTAAAAGAGGAGAAGGTAGAGATTCTGCCACATGCCACATTAACACAAAGAAGAACCGATAGAATATTAGGTATTGCCACAGCAGATTTTAATTCCACTACGGCCGCCGATGGATCGATTATAAACCCCTCTGACGGAGATATATGGAATCAACCCGAGATACCTTACAATGCCGTCTATCCTTATAACCACGTGGTTGAAACCGAATCAGGCCATATAAAAGAACTTGACGATTCGTTTATCATAGACGAGGAAGGTATAAGAACAAATCATTATCGAATACATGAAAGACACACATCAGGCACCTCATATGAAATAGGGCCAAATGGCACACGTACAGATATTCTTAAAGGTGACCACTACACCCTATTAACAAAGGACAATAAGGTAAGTATAGGTGGAAACTCCGACATTACCATAGATGGCCGACATAGAATATACATAAACAAATCCAATACACCGAATAACGATTACACAATACAAGTAGGCACAGGAGCCAATGTTAACATACAAGTAGACTCAGGTGATGTCAACATTGTTACAGTACAAGGTAAAATGAATTTAAATAGTGGTGGCGATTTCAATGTTAAGGTAGGTGGCACAAT